CAGCATTTTCTACTGTTATATATGTATCTGCAAATATTGATATTTGTACAGTTGTTATATCAAGTAAGCTTCTTTGTGTTATTCTAGGATCAGCAGTAATACTTGAACTATCACCTTTTGTATTAGTAGGTACTGAACTTACTTCTCTATATACAATATATCCTGAAGTTGTTGGCTGTTCAGCTCTAACTGCAAAAATTTTAGATGAAGGTATTATGCTAGTTAAGTTTGCATAATTAGCTAATAATGGATATATAATTGCTCCTGATCTCATTTATACATATAATCTTTTTTGCCCTGCTAATTCTCTTTTTATTACTTTTTCTACTATAAGCTTTGCACCTTGTAACAAAATTTCTTTTGATTGATTTTGCTTTTGTTCCCAAGCTGGCCTCATAAATGGATTAGGGCTTGAATGTACTGTACCATATTCTACCATAGCTCCATAAAAACCTCCTCCTCTTTGTTTATTTTCTTTTGATCTGCCTCCTGTTGCTTTTGGGCCTACATACAATGCAGGTAATCTTCTAGAAGCTCTTGTACTAAAAGCTTTTATACTTCTTCTTAGATCACCTTCATCATTATTTATATTTGCTCTTGCAGCTTGTATTATAGGCTTTGCAGCTTGCCTAAATACTGCCATAAAAAATTTATTTCTTTTTACTTCATAAGGTATTTTATACATTGCTCTTAACAATGCCTTTTGGCCTATTACTTTTCCAGCATTTAATTCCATTATTCGTTGCTGTCTTTTACAATAGCTTCTAACCTAGTCATTTTGTGCCTACCATCAATTTGAGCTATTTTGTTAATATAATAATATTGGCTACTACCATCTGATAGTGTATGCTTTATTCTCCAATTAGGCTTTATAGTATCTTTATAAGTTTCATATCTTATATAAAAATCTACTACTGTTTTACCTACTTGTTGATCTCCTTCTTCTCTTTCCCCTCCAGTTCGCCATAATAAATAGGCCCATACTTTTTCTACACCAGCTTTAGGGCCTGCCCAGCTACTATTTTGTATGCCTCCATATACGTTGTTCTGAGTAAATGTAGGCTTTTCTATTACTATTGGAGTATCTAAATTGCCTACTGTAATCATAATGTTTGAATTTTATAAGGATTTATTAAATACTGAGCTGTACGAGGTATTTCAGATACAGTTTTACCTACAATTACAGATTGCCTATTTTCATACATATCTGATACAGTAATTTTTATAGCTTGTATAATAGGATCAGGTATATTTGCAGCAGCACTATGGCCCACAATATAATCAGCTCTCCAAGCTTGAAAAACATCATCTGCATCAGGAATTGTTACATTATCATTAGGATATATTCTAGGTGGTTTTATATGCTGTACTAATTCACAACTAGATCCAAATGATACCCAAGATCCACTAGATTTGTATTTTACATCAAATGTGCCATTTACTATAGGGCTTTTAAATAAAATATTTAGATCATTAAAGCTATTACCATATTGCCTTAATGTAGTTTCTAATAAAAATATATTAGCAAATTCTTCTAATCTTTGTACAGCAGCTTTTTCTAAAGCAGCTATGTAAGAATCATCATCTGTATAAGTAATTCTTAAATGAGTTTTTAAATCAGATGTACTTACTATTTGTGTATCGTGATATGCTACTACTTCTAAATATTTCATTTTTTACCTTTTGTGTTTAAAAAAAAGGAGGGAAAAAGGAGCTATTGCTCCAATTTCCTACCTATTTCAACAATTATTATGCTTCTACCATAGTTGAGAAAGCAACATCATTTTGAGTTGCATTACCATCAACTAAAGTTGTAACAATTAAAGAGCCTTGCCCTTGTCTTGCTAAAGTGTAATTATCAAATAATATGTCAATTCCACCAAATTGAGCTAGATGCATACGAGTGAAATCTCCGAACATTACTCTTGCTTTTCCTGAAGTAGCATCATTACCTACATTTGTACTTACAAATCCAAAGTAATTATTTAATCTCTTATCAGCAGGATTCCATAATGCAGCTACACCAGCAGTTTGCAACATTGATCTAACCTCCCCATAAGCAGCTCCATTCATAACGTAAGCCATTCTAGATCCTTCTAATGGAATATTAGCAGATATTACAGCTTCTTCTAAAGAAATAAAATCAGCAGCAGCTACGTTACCAGCAGTAGGAGTTGAAGTAGCAGCAGCATCAGCAAAAATAGATTCTGGGCCAGCAGCAGCATCAGCAGCAGCTAATAAATTCTTTTCCCAAGTTGCAGCTATTGATTGTGCCATATTTCTTCTAATAGCAGCTTCTAATCCTGGATTTTGCGTCATTGCTTCTACAGACATATCTACTACAGAGATAAGCTTGTTAGGAATTAAACTCATAGAAGAAGTAGCACCTGAAGCAGCTACATTAGCACCAGGATCTTCAGCAACAAAGCTAGAAGTTATACCTGAAATAATTGGGAATTTTGCATCTGAGATTCCTGTGTACAGATTTGCCCCAGCAGAAGTTAGTACTAAATTAGCATCTAACTGATCAGTAAAAGCTTGTACTTCAACACCAGCAGATGGGCCAGTAAGTACAGATCTAGTTAATACAGAAGTAGGAATACCAACACCTCTATAATTTTGTCCAGTATATTTAGCCTCATTTCTAGCTTCTTGATCCATTTCTTTTACTAATCCACTTAAATTACCATTTTTAGCTTGTTTGATAGCCTCTTGAAAAGAGTAATCTCTTACTTCTTTTTCTACATTAGTTGATACAGGAGTACCTACAGATGCAGCAGCATTTCTTAATTCTTTTTCCATTTTTTCAGCTCTTTCTATTTGTACATCTAACTTCTCTATAGCTTCTAGAGTGTTATCTACTTCAATAGATTCAGCTTCATTCAAGTTTCTAGATTCTCCTTCAGCTAAAGTTTTTATAGCTTCTAAAGTATCTACTAAACTAGAACGATTTTCTTTTAGTTCTAATGATTTCTTCATTTTTTTATTTTTAATAAATTAATTTTTAAATTTAACGTACTCAATTCAAAGTTATCTTCTTTTGTTATTCTTTCATTTTCCTTATGTTTTTCTAAAGATCTTTTAGCTAAAGCTAAATTAGATGCTTCAGGATATGCAGGCAGCGAAACAGGGGATACATCCCAAAGCTGTGCAATCTTATGTATTTTTCTTAAATCAGTACCATCTTCCATTCTTTCCCAGGAATCACCATTTGCAGGCAATGTGAAGGCAAAACTAGATTGAGTGATATTGCCATTTCTTAAATTTTCTTTTAGATCCTGGCCAACAGTAGTTTTTGGGATATCTAATTCATAGCGTAATCCTTTTTCATCTACTGATAATCTTAAAGTACCAGCACTAACCCTCCCTAACAGATAATCAGGATTGTGATTAAAATATGCTCTAGTATCATTTTCAAGTACATCATCAAAAGCTCCTGGCATTATCATTTCTTTAAAATTACCTAGATCAGATGATAAACTGTTAAATACAGCAGCGTGGCCTACTACCACATCTTTGCCATCATTACTATCTATTCTAGTTTCTACATTAAAAAACCTTTTTTCGTGTTCTATATTATTTGATCTAGAATATGCAGCAGGCTGATCTTCTTCTAATTCTTCTTCTTCATCTTCTTCAATTTCTTCTTCTACTTCGTGGCCAGGAGTATGATCTCTATATTTACCACAATCACACTCACTTCTTAAATTATCATCCACAATTTCTTCTTCATTTTCTGTATCAATTTGTACACCTTCCCAATCCTCACTTTTACCATAAACAATGGTAACGTTTTCCTCATCTTCAATAACTCTTTTAATGTGCCTTTCATTTATTTTTTCCATAGTTTTTACTTCTATTATTTTAATATTTTCTTGATCTTCAATTTCTTCAAATCTTTCAAAATAATTATTTACATAGCTTTTCCATTCTTCAGGCCTTTCATTATTAGCCACTTCTAAACATTCTTCTTTACTTCTTTTTATATAAATAATTTCTGCATTTAATTCCTTTGCTAATTGATTTCTAACTTCTTTATAAGGGCTAGAATTTATTATCCATACTCTTAGTTCTTTTTCATTTTTTACAAGATCATAAAATTTAGATCTCATTGCAAATACATATTTTCTTACTGCTTCTAAATGTATATGGCTTTTTTCACCTGTTAAAGCTGAATGTATTTTATCAAAATCCCACACAATATCTCCTTCTCTTTTATTGTTTTGTATGTAGGTATTTTTACCTGAACAAGGTGATCCTGTTACTACAAATACATTTCTGTTGTAATTTTCATTATCAGCTTCAGCTTCGGCTACTGAATTATATTTACATTCACCAGTTTCGCCCCATTTATATTTACCATTTTCACATCTAATTGCTGGCATTTTCTTCTTTTTCTATTTGATTACGTTTTTTTGTACTCCAAGCTACACTAGGCTGCCCTCCCCAAAGTTTCCAGGCTATTGCTCCTGCACTCGGATAGCCTTCTTCTCCTGGGCTAAAGCCTTCAGCTTGTTTATCTACTTCGTGCCTTTTTAAATATGAATACATTTTTTTTACTCTTTCTACAGTCATTTGATCATTTATAATCATATTAGCAGTTTTTACTCCTACAGCAGTACCTCCTCTACCAAATTCTTTTCTCATTTCCAATCCTATTCTAGCCTGCTCTTGCATCCCTTTTGTAACTTTTAAACTTACATCAGCTACAGCCCTACTATTTAAGTTTTTTTTTTCTACCCCTTTTAGAGTACCACCTGCAATAATATCATTTAGTGTAGCCATATTAAGCTGCATAAAGTGATTCTCACCACCTTGAATTGTAGGTAATTCTTCTAATTGTCTTATTTCATCAATACTCATTGCTCCTATATTTAGCATTGTTCTATAATATTCTGATCTATCTTTAGGAGTACCTCTTAGTAAAGCATTGACATTAAATTTAGTATGTATTTTACCTTCTTCATTTTTTCTAAATAGCTTACAATTCATTTCTGATTCCATCATCACTAAGTATGGCATAAGAGAATACTTAACGAAATTAAGCCCCTCCTCTGATATATTGTTAAAGCTTGATTTTGTAAGATCTCTAAGGAGATGATTTGGCAAGTTGTAGAGCCTGCTAATTTCAGCTATACTAAACTCCCTGCTTTGTAGCATTTGGCTAGCTTCATTTGACAAACTAATTTGATTAAACTTTAGGCCTTCTTCTAGTACCATAGTTTTATTAGAA